TACCTCGGGGCGGAACCACTCCTGCAGGAATTCGGCGGCAGCAGGTACGGCACCGGTGCAATGAGCATCTATCAGAACCTGGTGCAGTCACGTGGGTCGATCACGGCGCAGCAGGAGCTGTACCGGCTGGGCCTGCTCAACAAAGACATGGTCCAGTTCAACCAGCTTGGCAAGCTCAAGAAGGCGCTCCCCGGCTCATTCCTCGGGTCCGCCACCTTGGAGAAAGAGGGAGAGCTGGCGCTTCTTGAAAAGGTCCTCCTCCCGGCTTTTGCCAAGAAGGGGATCGTCTCCGAAGAACAGGTACTGCGCGAGCTCGGCATGATCATGGGGAACCGGACAGGATCCTCCCTCATGTCCAGGATCTATCAGCAGCGCGAAAAGCTGCACATGCAGACCGACGCCAACTATCACGCCGAAAACCTTGACCAGGCGAGCGCACGGGCAGCCGGCACGCTCCAAGGCAGGGAAGCCGACCTGCACGCCAAGTGGGCCACCCTGATGAAGGATCTCGGCATTACCATTCTGCCTATGGCGATCGGCGGGGTGCAGGCGCTGACGTGGCTGCTGAAGGGTGCAGCCCATTATGCCGAACACTTCCCAATCGTCACGCGCGGGCTGGTGGGAGCGTTCGGAGCCATCTCCCTGGCACTCCTCGGCGGTGGGGCCGCTCTCGGGCTGACGGCGGCGGCAAAGGGCCTAGCATTGGTCTTGCCTGGACTTTCAGGCGTGAAGGGACTCGCCGGGCTCAACTCTTCGCTGGCAGGGAAAGCGGGGCTAGTCTTCGCTGCTGGTTCTGCCGGCTACGCAATTGGGAAGTTTGTCGCCCAGCTGCTCGGCATCGAGAATGGTGAGTTGGGCGCCCGGCTTTACGACAAGTGGCACAAGAACTCCGCTGACGTCCCCGGCTGGCATGGCAATACCTATGTGGGTTTGGGCGCAAGTCCCCGCCCCGCCTTAGTCCCATCCTTCGGGCAGGCAATGACGCAAATGACCACTACCGTGAATCTCGACGGCCATAAAATCGCGCAGGTGGTGACCAAGCACCAGGCACGCGCCGCCTCGCAGCCGCAGGGAGGCATGACCGGCTTCGATACCTCGATGCTGTTTCCGTCTCCAGCTAACCCGTACTAGGTGATCAGATGGCCGTGAAACTCACCATAGATGCTTTTGAGTTCCTGGGATTCGAGGTGCCTGACTCTATCGGGTTCGGCGGAACTCAATCCCTCACGGTTCATAAGCTCCCGGGTGGCTCCCGGGTGGTTGACTCCATGGGCCGCGACGATGCGCCCCTGGAATGGTCCGGCATCTTCACCGGGGCGTCCGCGCTCTCCCGCGCGCGGTTCCTGGATGGGTACCGGATCGCCGGCACTATCCGCAAACTTACGTGGGGCACGTTCTCCTATAACGTGGTCATTCGTGAATTCATGCCGAAATATGAGCGGGATAACCATATTCCCTATCGGATCGTCTGCGAGGTGGTTGAGGATCTGACCACGCCGATCACGCAGGTATACCGCTCAGACATTGATACCGAGATAGACGACGACATGACGAACGCCGGCAACCTGTCGGCGAACCTGGCGTCGTCTAAGTTTGGCGCGATTCTGGCTGCCATCGCCAAGCTGCAAGGGAATATTGCCATACTGTTGGGCGTCTACAACGCCGCGAAACAAGGGCTGGTTTCCGTCGTCAATATGGAAATGTCGGTAATTTCAACGATTCAGACCACGATTGACGGCATTCAGGGTGAGATATCCGGTGTAGAAGCGCTTATGTCAAACGGCATCGGCGCCCTCACGAATCTCTTTGGCTCAGGGGCGCCGGTCGTCACCGGTGGGAACGGGTCCAGCATAGTGCGCAGGGCGCGGCGCTCCTGCAGGCGGCTGCAATCGAGATGGCAAACTTTGCGACGCTCGGGCAGATCTCGGCATCCCTCGCCCTGGTCAACCGAAACCTCGGCTACATCAACGGTTATCCGAATGCTCAGCAGGTGACTGTAGTGGGCGGCAGCCTGGTTGATCTGGCCCTGCAGTACTACGGCGATGCAACACAGTGGACTGTAATCGCCGCGGCAAACAGCCTGAACGACCCGGCCATTTCCGGGCAAGTGACGCTGACCATTCCCCCCGCGTCTACTACGCCGGCCAACATTGGGGGCGGTTCGGACATAGACCATTGGATGGGCGGCGACGTGGCGCTTTCCGGCGTGCAGGACTTGAACGCGGTGGCGGGACTCACGAAGAGTCAGCAGATGATTTTGCGCCGACTCCTCACCAACCCGGGCGGCTACAAATGGCACCCAACCTACGGCGCCGGAGTGCTGGCACACGTGGGCGACATCACGGGAAACCTTCCCTACATCGAGGGGCTGATTATTTCTCAAATGCAGCTTGAGCAGGGCGTAGCCAACCCCTCCGTGAGCTTTGACGTGTCGGGAGATGATGTAATGGCCAACATCCAGTACACGGATCTGCAAACCAACAGCAGACAGTTTTTGTCATTCACGGTGACCGCATGAGCGGGGTCCTTCGCCAGCCGCGCAGCATCGTGACCGTGAACGGCGGCCGTATGGCGTTCGAATCCTGGGAGTCCAATAACAACGGCTATTACCAGGCCGATACCTTCACCGTTAAATTCGTCCTGAACGACGCGCAGGCCGCTTGGTGGTCTGAGCAGACGATACTGGAAGTGATGATTTATGACGGCTTTCCTGCGGACCCGGCGAACTTTACCGCGGCGGATCTCACGCTCCGCATCCAGGGCCGCGCTGACTCGGCAGAGCTGGATCCGATTCGCAAGACGGTTCATGTGACCGGCCGGGATTACACCTCGAAATTGATCGACACAAAGGTGCCACCACCCGACCCGAACGCTACAGCTTCGGGAGTCGCTAAGAAATTTGCTGCACAGTACGGCCTCGGTTACAGCGTAACCCCGACCTCTACCAAAATCGGCGCCTACTACCAGCTGGACCACGTGAGCATGAAGGTGGAAAAGTCCGCCTGGGACATCCTTACTTACCTGGCGCATCAGGAACAGTTCATCGTCTATGTGACCGGCAAGATCCTGCACTTTGGGCCGAAGCCCGACCCGGCAAACGCCCGCGTGCTTACCCTGGATAATTCGCAGCGGATCACCGGCGCGCCGGCGCCCGAATTACGGTTCATTCGCAATCTGACCTTGGCTCATGGCATCGCGGTCTATGTCCTGAGCTGGAACGATAAGCAGAAAAAGGGTTTCACGAAAGTGGCGCGCAGCAAGCGCACCAAGGACCCTGTGACGAAGCGGAACCAGCCACTGACTGGGGAGGAACAGGTTTACAGCTACACCATCCCAAACCTCACGCCCGTGGCGGCTCAGGCTGAAGCTGATTCCCGCTTGGCATCGATCAGTCAGCACGAGGTGAGGTTCACGGCGGACGATATGCCCGGGGACCCGACCCTTGACCCTTTCCAGCCGGTTCGGTGGCTCTACAACGGCACCATGTACGCCCAGACCTACTTCCTTGAGTCTGTGGTGAGGTCCTTCAGCTTTCAGGCGTACACGATGAGCATCAGAGGCAAGAATCACAGCGTTGAATCGGTGGTGCTGGCATGAATCACCTTCTGAACAGCATGAGGCAGCAAGCGTGGGTGTCGTCGGCATGATCGACCATCCCCGCATTGGGACCATCCAGAACTATGACCCGGCAACCTACACCTGTAAGGTGCTCCTGCAGCCGGAAGGAGCGCTCACCGGGTGGCTCCCGATTCAATCCCCCTGGGTGGGGAATGGATGGGGGATGTTCTGCCCGCCCGGGCCCGGCGTCGCGGTGGCCGTCATTCCGAAAGAGGGTAGCTATGATGCAGCCTTCATCTTACCGGGATTCTTCAACGATGAGGAGAAGCCCTTGGCGGTCGACCAGGGCGAATTCTGGCTTGTGCATCAGTCGGGCGCATCGGTGAAGCTGACCAACAACGGAGAGGTTACAGTACAGGCCCCGACGATAAACCTAAACGGCAACGTGCTGTGCTCGCAGGGCGACACCGGTGCCTTCATGGACCAGCAGGGCAATCTGATCACCGTCATTGGCGGGATCATCGTAGGAGGTGTGTCATGAGCCAAGCAAGCGACACGATAAACGGCTGGGCCGCAGAGGTGAACAATATCACCACTCCCGATATGCTGGCTGCCTTCGAAGCAAAGGTGATGGCATACGTGAATGACATGAAGTCGGCAGCAATGGCCAAGCTGGCAACGTATGAGGCTCTAAATTCCGTGCAGCCTACCACTCCGGCCACAACCATGGCATGGGCAGCTTTGCAGTATGCGCATGCAATTCAGGTGATCGCTCAAACGACCACCGAAATTGCAGCAATGACAACGGCTATCACCAACTTGAGTACGGCGATAGCGAACAAGGCAAGCGAGCTGTAAAAGGGGTAACTGATGGCCTTGAATACCAAAGATTTCACCACGCTAGTTAAAGAGATGGTCGCCTCGGCTCAGGCGGCGGCCACCACAATTCTTGATTATTCGGTTGGCTCCATCATGCTGGCCTGGACTGAGGCGGTAGCCTTCGTGGCTATCTGGCTCCAGTCGATAGTGCTCCAGCTGCTCTTACTTGTCAGGGCTTCCACCAGTACCGGATCAGACCTTGATTCCTGGATGGCTGATTTCGGGCTCGTGCGCATCGATGCCGTGGCGGCCACGGGACAGGCGACATTTTCGCGGGCGTCCACGGCCATGGCGGCGACTATCCCCCTGGGTGCAACGATTGCCTCACAGGATGGATCAAAGCAATATCTCGTGACCCTCGATGTCACCAACCCCGCTTATAGCGCCGGCGTCGGGGGCTACATCCTCCCGATCGGCACAGCGTCCCTCACATTGCCAATCGTCGCGGTCAACCCCGGGGCCTTCAGCAACGCTGCTATCGGCGAGATCAGCATGCTCACCACGGCGATTGCCGGCGTGGACACGGTAACCAATGCGGCCACCATCGATACCGGGATGGACACGGAGACCGACGCACAATTCAGAGCCAGGTTCGTACTCACGATCCAGACGTACGGAAGGGCGACTCTGGCGGCCGTACAGGGTGCTACCGCGCCGATCCTCCCTGGCATCAGGTACAACGTGGTCGAAAACTTCAACTTCGACGGTTCGTCCAATGACGGATATTTCTATGTGGTGGTGGACGATGGTACAGGGTACCCGTCATCGACGGTGATCACATCAGTGCAAGCGGCCGTCGACCAGGTGCGCCCCCTGACAAGCGCGTTCGGCGTCTTCGCCCCTCAGGTCGTGCGGGTGGCGATCTCCTTCGATATCGTGACCGACCCGCTGCTCTCCCATTCCGCGCTCGTGGTGGCCGCGCAGGCGGCGGTGACCAGCTATGTCAATTCTTTGGGACTCGGCGCCGTGCTTCCTTACACGATGATCGCAAAGGTGGCATACGAGACCGACCCCGGCATCCTGAACGTGCAAAATGTGGCCGTCAATTCTACCACCTTCGACGTGATCCCC